ACAGTTTTATGCAATTCCCCTAAATATAGTATCAGATAATACAACAGCAAACCTAACAATTGCATGGGCAAATTCTAGCATTTCTGGTGCGAATGCTTATTACTACAACGGTGGAATTTAATGGCAGTTTATAGATACGCAACCAAAGACTTGGCAATCACAACAGCAGAGTCTTTTCTGCGCTCAATTACCTCTTCTGGAGTTGATTCTGCGACAGGAGTTTATTATGTGGTTTTAGGTGGTTCTGCTCCATATGAAAACGAACCAACCCCAATTTTGCCGACAGATAACGAGCAATATTTGCATTACGATGTTCATCGCAATTTTATTGGCGGTAAGAAGATTAATGCAAATGATGCTTCTCATGTCATTCCACGCTACAACTGGACTTCCGGAACAGTTTATTCAATGTATCGTGATACCGATGAAGACAGATACCGATGAAGACATGTACGACCGTGCCTTTTATGTGATCACAAATGAATTTAATGTATACAAATGTTTGTATAACAATAAAGGTGGCGCATCAACAATTAAACCAACAGGGTTTTCGGTACTTCCATTTACAACCTCGGATGGATATACATGGAAATATATGTATACTGTTTCTTTGGGCGAAGCAAATAAATTTATGACTGCGAATTATATTCCAGTTAAAACTATTGGAAGCGGGGATGGATCTGTAGAATCTGATCGACAACTTGCAGTTCAAAATGCGGCAGTTAATGGTTCAATTGAAGTTATTGAAACTGTATCGGTAGGATCAAATTATTTGCAAGTAGCAAATGGTGTTGTTGAGGCAGGTGGAAGATTTACAGTCAGAGTTTCGGAAGAAAGCACAGAGGGAATCTCCCCCATTGATAATATCTACAATGGTTCTTCTGTCTACATTACAACAGGAACTGGTGCGGGGCAATTAAGACGTATTATTGATTATTCTGGTACTACTAAAACGCTAACAGTAAATACTGCATTTGCAACTACACCAAATACAGATTCACGAATAATCATATCTCCAACTGTAACAATTATTGGAGATGGTCGTGGTGCAAAGGCATATGCCTTGGTCACACCATCCACTGGAGCGATTGCAAATATTGCCATGGTAGATACTGGTTCAGGATTCACCGAAGCAAAGGGATTGATTACAGCAAACTCATTGCATGGAACTGGGGCAACTGCCAATGTGGTCATTTCTCCTGCGGGGGGACATGGTTCAGATCCAGTTAGAGAATTATATGGAGACAAAATTTTAATAAATTCCCAGTTTAGTGGTCAAGAAGGAATTTCCGCAAACGGTAATGGATATATTCCTTCAAATACTGAATTCAGAACCAGATAGACCTGATATTGAACTGGTTCCGAATGATATTATCACGAACGAAAGAGTGAGGTTGAGAGCAGAAACCGGAGAAATGGAATTTATCACAGAATTGTCTCCAACCATTCGTGCAACCGAATCTCTAAAAAAGGCACTACATGCGGCAAACGGTAATGTAGTTTATACTAGAGAAGACGAAACACAAAATGGGTTTTATACTTTGTATATAAATAATGTTCAGAGTTATGCAAATTATCCTGCATTTGTGAAGGATGATGTTTTAATTAAAAGCGACGATCCCGAAGGAATTGCGACTGTTGAAGCAATCAAGGGTCCAGAAGCAAATACGTTTTCTGGTGAAGTTATTTACACCGAAAATGTTCAGGTTGTTGAGAGAGACATTGATCAGCAAGAAGACATTAAGATCATTTTAGATTTTTAAGGCAACATAAATGGCAATTAATACTAACTTTAATCAAAGTCCATATTTTGACGATTACGATGAAACTAAAAACTTTCATCGCGTTTTATTTCGTCCAGGATTTGCGGTTCAGGCACGTGAACTTACGCAACTACAAACTATCTTACAAAACCAGATAGAACGTTTTGCTAACGAAATTTTTATTGATGGGACAGTTGTAACAGGAGTTGGTTTTTCTACAGATAATGTCAATTATGTTAAGTTAAGAGATAAAGATGCCAACAACCGAGTTCTTTTGCTTTCAGATTTTCTCGAAGGTAGTGCTGTAGCAAATCTAACAGTCACTGGCGCGTCTTCCGGAATGACTGGACGCTTAGTTACTGTGACAGAAGGTTCTGAGGCAGCAGCACCAGATTACCTAACTGCCTTTATCCATTACACAAACTCGGGCGCAAATAACACAAGCAAGTCATTTGATGATAACGAAACTTTATTGTTCCGAAGAACTTCTAATAGTGAATTTTTCGTGGCGGCAAATTCAATTGCTTCTGGTGCTACTGGATTAGGACTTAAAGGTAATGTTGGCGACGGCATTATTTACCACAAAGGCAACTTTATTCGAGTTGCCTCACAATCTGTAATAATTAGTAAATATTCTACAACCTCAGACAAAAAAGTTGGACTTGTTACTCAAGAGTCTTTGATCGACTCAAATCAAGATTCTTCATTGCTAGACAATGCTTCTGGAGCAACCAACTTTTCTGCTCCAGGTGCCGATCGATTTAAAATTTCTCCTGTGCTGACAGTATTCGACGCAGATCAAGCAAATACTGATAACTTCTTTATTATTGGATCGGTATCAAACGGACAAGTCCAAGAAAGAAACACCGAAACAATTTATGCTGATATTGACGATGTTTTTTCCCGTAGAATGCACGATGCTACTGGCAACTTTACAGTAGAACCATTCAACGTTAGAGTAAGAGAGCATCTTAAAAAAGAAAACAGTATTGGACGATATACTGCCGAAGAAGGCGGTGATGCAAATTTACTTGTTGCTGAAATTGAAAAGGGGCGTGGATATGTCAATGGATTTGAAATTGAACTAGCAGGTCCAAAATATTTAAATGTAAATAAAGCAAATACAACTATTGCTAAAGATGCACTGGTTATTGGACAAGCATATGGTAATTATGTTTTTGCCAATGAAGTTGCAGGAACTTGGGATTTTTCTAATCTCAAAACCGTATCATTAAGAAATTCCGCACAAAATTCTATTTCCGGAAAAACTTTTGGCGCATCAAGCGTTAATGGAACAGAAATAGGAACAGCAAAGGTTCGCGGATTTCAGTATCATTCTGGTACACCTGGAACTGTCGCTGGTAGATTTAGAATTTACTTGTTTGATGTGCAGATGAACTCAGGACAATCTTTTGCTGATGTTCGCGGATTGTATATTAATAATTCAGGTGGAACAGATTCTTTTGCTGATATTGTTTTAGAGACCAATGGCACAGCAAAAATCCAAGAACAGGGTTTGTCTAGACTGGTCTTCCCTCTGGGGCAAAGAGGAACTAAGACCCTAAAAGACGAAGATAATGTTGTAGATACACAATTTGTTGTTCGCAAGAGACTGTCTTCTGTTAACTTTGATACATCAGGTTCTGCGTCTTTCGGCACAGGTAACGTGCATCCAGGTGCAATTGAATCTTTAAATGATACAGGTTCGCCGATAACCAATACTGATGAAAGAAATTATTTAATCATTTCAACGTCTGCCACACAGACCGAACCTCATACAGGTTATATTGATTCGATTAGTGGGAATACGATTGGAGGAACAAGTACAACCTTTACTTCCACATATCAAGTTGGAGACATCATTGAAATTACTGATGGCGGTAATACTTACGTTGAAAGAATTACTGAGATTGATAACGACTTCCAATTAAAAGTTGCAGATACAAATGCAGTCACACGTTCTAGTGCAACTATGCCACATAGAACAAATTTCCCAACGGGTTCAAACTTGGCATCATCTTTTACTGCCGAAGTCTACTATGATGTTTTGAGAGCAGACGCAAACCCAACTAAGAAAACAGTATTTAAAGATAAATTTGTTCACATCAACACTTCTTCTCATTCTGCAGGAGCAAATGGTCCTTGGTCTTTAGGAGTTTCGGATGCATTTAAATTGGTTGCGGTTTATAAGGGTGCTCCTACTGGTGTTACCACTTCAAGTTCTGATGTAACAAACGAATTTGAATTAGATTCTGGAATGAAAGATGCTTTCTATGATACTTCTTTCCTCAGAAAAAAACCAACAAGCACACTTGATGTTTCTTCAAGCGGGTTGTTGGTTAAGTTCCATTACTTTGGTAGAGATACTTCTACTGGATATGGTTTCTTGTCAGTAGATTCATATGCAGACATTATTGATGATGCAGACGTAGCAAACACTTCTGCAATTACTACACAAGAAATTCCTATTTTTAGATCTCCTGTGAGCAATCGAATATATGACTTAAGAGATTCAATTGATTTTCGCGTTAAGAAAACTAACGCAGTAACCCCTTCTGGCACAGGCACAGTAGCATCTGCTCCAACAAATCCTGCCGAAACTAGCGGGTTTGATTATACTGCTACTTCAGGCGTGTACATCCCAACACCAGACCAAAACTTCCAGTGTGATGCACAATTTTATGTTCCAAGAAGAGATCGTGTTATTGTATCTCAAGATGGAGAGTTTGAGGTCATTCAAGGGATTCCTGATCTATCGCCGAAAACACCACCAGAACCTGTGGGGGCGATGACACTAGGATTATTGAATATTCAAGTATACCCATCGTTAGCACCGCAGTTTGCGAGACATTACAATAGAACTGATTATCAAGTCAAGTTAGCGATTGAAAACAATCGTCGTTATACTATGAAAGATTTGAGAGCAATTGAAAACAGAGTTAAAAATTTAGAATATTATTCTTCTTTGAATGCTTTGGAAACCTCGGCAAGAAATAAGCAATTGTTTAATGATGCAGGAAACGAACGATTTAAAAACGGTTTCTTGGTTGACAATTTTGATGGGCATAATATTGCAGACACAACAAGTTCTTATTATCGTGCCTCTATTGATCGCACAAAATCGGAATTAAGACCTCTTTTCCAAAGAAAAGATGTGGCATTTCAATTTGCGTCTTCATTGACTTCTTCTGGCGTGGTTCGCAAAGGAGATCTTTTAATGTTGGATTATACCGAAGTCCAATTGATTGAACAACCATATGCAACTAAACTACGCAACCCTGTACAGGAACTATTATTTAACTGGGAAGGACAAGTTATCCTTAATCCAGAATCTGATAATACTCCTGACATCACAGAACTTCCGGATATTCAAATTGATTTTGATGGAATCTATGATTCTATGGAGGCAATTGCTATTGAAGCAGGGATTGCAGGCAGATTAGACTTCGGATCATGGAGAACAACAAATACTGATGTTGATAGGAACTGGTGGACTGAAACCACAATTAGAGATCAGCAAAGAACCGTAACCGAAACTCAAATTAGTGCAACCTCAGAGAATATTTCTTTCGGAGACTTTATTACCGATGTTTCTTTAAGAGAGTATATGCGCTCAATTGTTGTACAATTTACAGGTGTTGGATTACGCCCCAACACTAGAGTATTTGCATTTTTCGATGATGAAAAAGTCTCAGAATATTGCACCCCCACCGATTCTGGGTTTGCACCTACTGGTGAAGAAGGAGATGCTCTGATTACCGACAGTGCGGGTGGAGTTAGAGGTTTATTTAGAATTCCGAGCGACGATAACTTAAAGTTCAGAACTGGAACAAAAAGGTTTACATTAAAGGATATTGAAGATCCTTTAACTCAAAGTGATCTAGTTACGACTTCTGCGCATGGAGACTTTACAAGTAATGCTCTAGATATTACGCAACGCGGAACTAGTGTCGAAATGAAACTTCCGCAAATATCAAAGGAAACCACAACACAAACACGTGTAACACGCACCGTCACTAGAATACCTCGTCCAGACCCTATCGCACAATCCTTTTTTGTTGACTTTCCACAGACAACTGAAGGGTGCTTTATAACAAAAATTGATTTGTATTTTGGAGATAAATCAGACACACTGCCTGTAACTGTGCAAATTAGAGAAGTTATTAATGGTTCTCCAACTGACGTTATTGTGCCTAATGGTTCTAAAACTGTACAGGCAAGCGAAGTGAATGTTTCTTCTGACAGTTCAGTTGCAACTACCTTTGAGTTTGATACTCCGGTGCACTTAAAAAATAATTCTGTTTATGCTTTTGTGGTTGTTCCTTCCGGAAATAATGATGACTACACATTATGGACAGGAGAACTTGGAGGAACTGATGTCCAATCAAATATTTTGATTAATAAGCAATTAGCATCAGGAACCATGTTTGTATCTTCCAACGACAATAGTTGGAATATCATTCAAAATGAAGACATTAAGTTCAAACTTCATCGTGCACAATTTACAGCAAACACAAATGCAACAGTTTATCTAGAAAACGAAGAAACAGAATTTTTTAATATTGATAACATAAGCGGAAGTTTCCGAGTTGGTGAAAATATTATTTCTGAATCTGTTTTAACGTTTTCAAATAATGATTCTGTGCCTGTTGGAACTGTAATTAAGGGGTATCAAAACAGCGCAAACGGAACTGTGCGACAGATTGTTACAAGCGGTTCGGGATCGGTGACGGTTAAGATTGATGCAAAGGGCACTTTCTCAACAACTGCTTCAGGAAATACAAATAATCTGTTTTTAGGAGATGGTACTTGGGTAGGCAACACAACAGCATTTACGGCAAACACTTCTCAGGGTTCTGTTAAATTTATAGACTTGCTGAATCAAGATTTACATTTAGTGGATTCCACAGGCAACTTTGCTAACGGATTTATTCGAGGACAAAGTTCTGGGGCATCTGCTCGTGTGGTTTCTTTAGAAAACGCACCGTTTAATGTAATTATTCCAAAGATTCCTGTAATCAATTATCCAAAAACTACTAGTAGTTGGAGTTTCAGACCAACCACTTCTACAGGTGTGATTGGTTCTCAATTCCAAAGTGTTGAACTAAGTCAAGAAAATCTATTTACTGATAATGAAAAACAGATTTATTCAAAGACGAATGAAGATTCATTAACACCTGTTAGTGGATCTAGAAAAACTGGTATTTTCCGAGGTCAATTGTTTACTGCTGAAGACACAGTCTCTCCTATTATCGATTTAACTCGATCTAACTTAATTGCAGTTAATAACTTAATTAACAATGATGCGGGCGAAGAATGGAAAAGTAAAGGTAATGCAACCGCAAGATATGTGACGCGTCCGGTTACTTTAGAGGACGGGCAGGAAGCAGAAGATTTAACTGTTTTCTTGTCAGCATATAAACCTCAAGGAACAAGCATATTTGTTTATGCTAGGATTCTTC